AATAACTGTTGGTACTTCTCCAGTACCCCAACCACCAAAGCCCCAGGTATCTATTCCCCAAGCGCCATTACCACCTACTAATATCGCGCCTGTAGAAGGTGTTATTATTACGCCTGTGCCCCACTCACCAGAGCTCCAGGCACCCCGTCCCCAGCCGCTGTCTACCACGACTTACTCTATTAAGTTAAAGTAAAGATGCCGGTAGCAGCAGGTAAAACTGTCAATGTATTTGGTGATGTAACAGTAAATTGACTAGATGATAATTGGCAGAAGCATAGTAACTTACCAGCAAGAGCGCCAGTTGAATTACGTAGAATCGCGTACTTAATATTAGTCAATGAAGCACCAGAAGCCGTAAATGCTAAACCTACTGTAGACATTGTGAACTTGTATTGTTTCGCTGAAGCGCCCACTGTCCATTGGCCAGTTGCTGGTACTAAGGCTTTACCGCCTGTTGCATATCCACCTGTAGCAGAAATTTCGTTAGTTACAGACGCATATGTACTTAGTGTAAAAGTAGAAGCATTACTTGCACTTCTTGCTAAGACCATTTTGAATACGCCGGCACCTAATGTAATAGTTCCGTTACCGATACTTTGTTTTGCTTTATTATATAATTGCCATGCTGAAGCAGCCATGTTATATCTCCTTTATGTCGGCGTATGAAGCGCCTGTTTCTAAAATATGACGAAGTAATCCGCCGTAAATATTTAATTCAATTTCATTCCCTAGCATACAAATTAAATCAATAAACTCTTGTGCTTGAGAAATCATCCACGGATTGCAGCTAAATATTTTCCCGCCCACGTTTACAGGTATGACTAGCTGTCCATCATTTTCTTTCTGTTCATATGCATGGTGAACTTCATTTTCATCTAAACAAGAATCACATCCGAAGAGATGAAACTGTTTAAAGCCTAACATTCTAAATAACGGTATAGTTCTTAAAAGGACTGTTGATCCTCCTGGAACCGGATACCATGTTTTATAATGTTTAGATAATATGCCATTAAGTAATTCCGTACTTGTATGCCATATATAAGTTCTGTCTTTTGGTAACCCCTCAAACGTAGTAGGATCACATTGAGAAGCAATAAAATACTTACAATGATCTACCACAGGTTGAGTAAATCGTGCATTAAATGGTCTAGCATCTACCATAACCATAGCAGAAGGCGTTAGTCCATTATCTAGGCACCATTTATAAGCCCCATTAATTGCGATCAGTTTAACACCATCAGCCCTCTTTTGTCTAATAGTTTCAAGGTGCTCATTCAATGATGGTCCACCGCCCACAATCATTACTTCTTGGTCGTTTGTTGGGTGAGGCTGTACTTGCATAAAGTCTCTTTGTACGTTGAATTCTACATTAGCCTTAATCGTTTCTTCGTCCGTATTAAGTACACCTGCATCAACTACATCTTCACCTTTAATCCATGAACTTACATAGAATAGGCAATACCCTTTTTCTTCTTTAGACCAATGAATAACACAATCCCGATCAATAAACTTCTTTAGCCACCATTCATAGGGATGTACACTTAAATGTAACTTATGCCCTACTAGCTGACCCATAACATCATCTTCAGTAGCAATCTGAAAGAAAACATGCTGACATGCAGCCAAACAATTATCTAATACTCTATCAACATGATGATGTCTTATATGTTCCATCACGTCGGTACAAAAGCCATATGCTGCTTTAACAGGTAAAGGTTCAGATAAGTCCGCCTCTACAAACCTTAATGCATGCTTCTGTGTTTCTAACATCGGTCGAATATCTTCGTCTAAACAATTATCTGCGAAGTCAACCATAGTGACATCTAAGCCACCAAAGAAAGCTAAATTAAGGGAACCTCGTCCCGTACCACATCCTAGGTCTAATACTGATGCACCTTTAGGTGGTTGAGCTTGTCTTAAAAATTCGTGTGCAATGTGTTCACCAGGAGCTACAACTCTATACTCAGGTCGTTCCCACATCATCTTATATAAATCTTTTTCTAGCGGTCTTACATTACTTACTTTTACTTGCGGTGCTTCTGAAAAAACAGAAGATACTGTTGTCATTATGTGATCCTTATAATTGCAGCGTCCGATGTAGATGCTGGGAATGTTACTGTAAACGTTTGATTGGTCGTAGTTTTAGTACTTCCAAAGTTTAATACTGCTACTGCTTTGTTACCTTGAGTACTATTATATATCAAAGCACCATCTGCTGAAAAGCTTGCACTAGCCCAACTTGAATTAGCAAAGTTTAACCATGCCACTGTTTCAGTACTTGTTGATGTTGGAACTTGAGATATAACTAAAGTATTACCGCCTGCTACGTACCCTGTACCAGTTACTTCATCCTGTGTTGTATATACTGTTGTTTCAGCGTTAAGCGTAGCTAGAGTTGAATATAGGGCTATTTTAAATGTATCCGCCGCAGTTGATGCACGAACAACGCCTACACCAAAATTATGTATACCATCTAAAATTTCAACTTTAAAGCTTGTTGCTAGTGTTTGTGAGATTGCCACTTAATATCCTTTATTGAACGGGGTATCTTACTTGGCCTGAGCGGTATGCATCCTGTCTGTCTTTGCCATCACCAAGTTGTTTGAGTAATAACATAGCCTCATCATATCGAGCTTTGTAATTATCGAGCACGTCTTTTTCGCCCTTCATGTAGGTGTAGGCTTCTAATAATGAGCCGTATAAAAGTACAGAATCAAAGTTATTACCTAACCATGAAGTACCTGCAGTTACAATAGATTCAGGATAATAGAAGTAGTGAAGTTCTGCTGCATAAGCAGCATCGGGTGTAGGGCCTACAATAAACGTAGTGTTATCAAATACAGCATAGTATTGAGGCTGACCATAAAAAGCTGAATCAGTATCAGGAAATGATTGTCTAATAAAATTTACGTCTTTGTTTAAAAGATATAGATACTCGTTACTTGTATTAATAACAGCTAAGCTAAACGTAGCCAGCCAATCAGCGGGCATCGCTAAATATTTATTCCCAGTACTTAATGTTCCTGTTACGTTTTTTCTTAATGCAGGAAGTTGTACAGTATTATAGACACGTTGTTCTGCTTGGCGGATAAAGTTGTTCATATCCGTAGTTGTAAACGTATTTTCTGTGTAGTCCTGTATTTGAACAACAAGCTGAGAATAATTTAAAGCCATGATTACGCCATCGGGCCTCTAGCTTTACGGCCTTTAGTTGCTGCGCCATTACCGCGAGTTTCAATTTCACCATGTCTATTGATTGCCTTAGAACCAGGATCTCCTGCACTTACACGTTGTACGCCTGTACCTTTATTAAGGTCTTGAGCTTTTAACTTGTTAGGATCTTGTGAAAAATAAATGTCTGCGTTTGCTACATCTACTGGTTGTTTATATTCTGCCATGATTATTATCCTTTTTTCTGTGCTGCAATTTTAGCTAAGCCACGACCCATAGTTTTCATGTCAATGTTCTTTTTACCACCTTTAGAACCTGCATGTTTAGGACCTTTTGAAATGCCTACTTTAGGACCGTCATTAGGAAAAACTTGAACGTCTGTTTTACCTTTTTTAACAACGCCATCTGCTGCTGATTTATATGCCATTTTACTTCTCCTTAAGATATTGATATTGTTACATCACCTAGTGCACTTGTTCCTACTAAGTCATTCGGTGTTAATGCTGCATCAAAATAACTAGCGCCACCTACAGGATTATAACCCCATTGTATGACTCTGCTGCCCATCAAAGGAACACCTGTTTGTGATGTAGAAGTTCCTGTTGTTTCATCCGTTTGCAAACCATTTAAACCAGATTCGTAAAAACCTAAATCAGGTCTTGGATTACGCACTGCTTGCGGATCGTTAACTGGGTACATACCTAGTTGTAATTGCGGTTGATCCGGTTCCCAGCATTCATGGCACACTAGTATATTAACATTTTTTGTCTTAATAACTAAGCGTTTAAGTTCTTTTAACTTATATCTAAACCCACATCGATCACATTGGACAATCGAGTTCTTGGCACTAGCGTATTTGGTTGGCATTAAACGAACCTGCCTTTTGTTTTACCTTTTTTCTCTACGCCGTGTCCACGAACTTTAGTAGAAGGTTTTTTAACTTTACCACCTTTTTTAAATGGTATTTCATATTCTACGCCTACCTCACCAGCCCCGCGTTTACCTATCCCTGCTTTTGCACGAAGTTCAGAATCATTCTCAAATCTTTTTCTATAAGTAGCATCTAGTCTATCAATACCTTTATCTTTAAATTCTTTTCCTTTTACATAATGCCCTGAAGCTCCTACCTCAATATCTGAAGATGCATTGATAGGGTATTTATATCCAAGTCTTCCGCCTACAGCAGTGACGCCATCTGCTTTTGATCCACCACCTGAAACATTAAATCTTTTTAATAAATCTTCTTCCTCTTGTGATAGGTCTTTTAAATATTCTTTAGCACTTTTAGCCATCACTTACCCCCTAAAAAACGATTCACGAGGCACAAATCTAATAGGTGCTTTTTCTCTATCTTCATCAGCGGCTAATTCGAACGCTGCTTCATAATCTGCTCTTAACATCTGAATACGATCTGGAGATACGTTAGGTAACTTCATTGCTAAATACGCAGCTAGCCCTGCAACCATGCAAGGAATAAATCTAAACGGAATATCTTCTACAGCCAAGCCATTACCTGCGTCTTGAATACGTCTTAATCTATAGTACACGAACTGATAGTTATTGCTTTGATCTGGTGCTGGCCATACATTAACTGTAGGTAAGTTCTGTACAAAAACTCTAGTAGCCGTAATATGCGTTGCAGCCACCGTGTTATTGACACCTCGTACACATCCCGTTAATTGGTAGAGCGTCGTAGCGCCACTTACTGTCGTTGTAAGTCCACCATATTGAATCGTTTCATTATCTAGTCTAATAAAGCCAAACTGCGCTAGACCCACAATAGAAGTTAAGTTAATCGTAGTCGCTGTAGAAGTAACGGCACCATCTGTATATAAATCAGTAGGGTTCTCTTGACCACTCTGTCTATTAATCCACACTTGAATAGGACGACCATTTGCATTCTTATTAGGTATTGTAATATAGGTTGATTCAGAGATACGGTTAATATTAATGTCTTGTTGGTTCTGACCTGTACCGGTTCTAGTCACCATGTCAAGTAGGTCTATAGTGTCAGTAGGTAGTGCATACATAATCTGACCTTGGTTTAAATTGATTTGACCAGGTTCAATCGTCCACAAGTTAATACCTCGATTAGCCCACTCAATAGTAAGTAGGTTTAGTGAACGTCGTGCAGTACGTAGCTCATATCCAGTACGTAGTTCTTGTCCGCAACGTTCAAACGCATCTTCAACAAGATTATTTAAATCTAAGTTAAAACTCGTGGTCCCTGTGGTTCTATCTACCATTATTTAACTCTTCTATAAGGTTTTACTTTTTGTTTAATTGATTTAGGCTGAGCTACGAATTGCTTACCCTTAGCTTTACCTGCTCTTTTAGCCTTCGTTGTAGCAGCATACTCTTGAGGGCTTAATGCTTTAATTGCTTTTTCTGGTAAGTATCTTTCACCTGTTTCGCTAGATTTTTTACCAGACTTAGTTGTCCACTTTTGTTCACCCCATGATTTGAGTGAACGTTGTGGTTTAGCTAGTGCACTCATTTATATCCGCCACCTGCAGCTTTGTATTTCTTGGCAACGAGTTGTGCTTTGCGAGCTGACCATTGACCTGCACCTGTACCATGTGTTGCAGCAGATTTTACTTGTGATACTATTCTTTTTCTAAGGCTTGGCTTTGTGTAGTTACCTGCAGCGTTTACTTTGCCACCTTCTTTAAACTGAGTAAAGTCTGTATCATCTCTACGGGCTTTCTTTTTAGCCTTAGGCATTTTATCTGGCATGATAGCGCCCATACCACGTGAAGGTCTCATTAGCAGATTTTTCCTCTAGTTTTACCTTTTACAGCAATGCCATCAGCACGAGATGAAGCGGTACCACCAGAAGACATTTTTTTAGCTGAAAACATTTTATCAACCATGTCTATCCGTTGAGGCTTAGTTGTAACTTTATTAATAATACTTAGGCGTTTAGCTTTATCTTTCTTTGCTTCATAAAAGCCAGCTTTTTTTAAATCTTTAACTACTCCGCCTTTTTTCATGCCTTGCATCGCCGGTCCCATACCCCCCATACTAGCGCCTTTTAATAAAGCTTTTTCCATTTCCATACGTTGCTTATCAGCTTCTTCTTTAGAAGGCATTGGATTTATATTTCTTAATCTAGAAGATGAGCCAGGTGGAATATTAGCTTCTATCATTCTTGCTGCTCTATCCATTTCTTCTGGAGTCGGTCCTATGTATTTGTCTTTCTTAGCCATACTATTCTCCTAGCACATCTTTCCGCGAGTTTTGCCACGAACTGCACAGCCATCTGCACGTTTAGATGCAGTGGAGCCACCTTTAGACATACATTTAACTTTGCCGCCTTTTTTCATGCCTTTTTCAAATTTATCATCAACTAAATCAATAGCAACTTTAGTTCCAGGAGTACTACCCATTCCACCTTTAAATCCACCTTGAGCTTTTATTTGTCCAATTGCATCTCTCATTACTCCGCTTAAAAAACTTCCTTTTCCCTCTGCAGGAACACTTCCGTCTGGTGATGCTGTTGCTGTTGCTGTTCTTTTACTAAATAACCCCATAATATTCTCCTAGCACTTCTTAGATTTAGTTTTGCCGCCACTGCGCATAGCAACCATGGTACCTTTTGTTTTACCACGAACTTCAATACCACCGCCTCTAGCATAACCACAACCTTTAGCCATACCGCCTTTTTTCATTTTGTGTTCTTTCATTTCTTCGGCTTTAGTTTCTTTTTTTTCGTGTTTCATCATAGCAGCTTTAGATGCGTATTTCTCACCTGTGCCTTTTTCTATCATGCCACCTTTTTTCATTTTGTGCATTGATGATTCATGCCCTTTAACTTCTTTTTTAGCGATTACTTTTGCATCTGATTTAGTTGCACAACCGCCTTCTTTGTATTTTTTAGCCATTCCGCCTTTTTTCATGTAGCCCATTTTATTTCTAACCTCCGTTGGTAATTTTGATAATCCAGGATTGTCACTTGAATCTACTGCCTTTAGTGATCCGCCTGATCCGAACTTCTTAGTTTTATCTGCTTTCATAAACTCTTCTCCTACTGATTTTGATATACCAACTTTTTTAGCAAAGGCTGGGTTGTTAGCTACGGCTGCCATTAAGTTATGTTGCGCTTTCGACTTACTAGGCATTTAGTCGTCCTTAGTATCTGTGTGTTCTTTTACTGCTTCTACGTGTTTTTTAATACTTGTTTCAATTTGTTTGCTAAGTATTTCTTTATTTTCTTCAATAACTTCTGTATGAGTAATTTCATCTAGTAATTCCTTTTGTTTTTGTTGTTTCATTTTAAACACCTTTTCTATAAAAGTTTTCATATTATTTACCTAGCCAATGAGTTACCATCCAGCTTACAATACCTGAAAAAATAGTAGCGATAGCAATAAATACTTTCCATCCGCCTTTGATTTCTTCTAGTGTTTTTTCAATACCGTCTAGGCGTGCTTTTAATTGTTCCATGTCTTCCATAATACTATCCACATCTGCTTGAATATGTTTGATCTCAACACCGTGTTCTATGACTTCGCGTTCTGCACTCATTTACAATTCCACCTTTTTAGTGATGCGGCTTTCCTAGTAGGTCTACCTTTTTCATCTTTCATAGGACCAGGCATACCAGACATCCTAGCACAAAACGACTTCTTACGAGCGCCACCTTGTGGTTGAGGAGCCTTTAGGTTTGACCCAGTAGCTGCGTTATACTTTGCACGACCTTTAGCCGT